TAATCAGCATTCCAGTTTTACCTGGAACAGTATCATAAATCTTCCCATCATTAACAGGAGACTTAAACTCTCTATAAAGTTTTTGTTGTCCTAAATCTTTCTTATAAAACTCACTAGGACAAAAATAATTATTAGTTACAATACCAGATACCGAAATGAAAGTGCCATTTGAAAGATTAGAAGCGTTTGTCGCAATCTTAAAATCAGTATCATTTATTTTTTTAACAATATATGTGCCAGAATCTATTTCTGGAAATTTACTAATAATTAAATTTTCAAATTCATCTTCAGTGACATAAGTTTCATAGTTGATTTTATCTCCCGTAAAGTATCCGTGATTTTTTGCAAAAGAAAAAGTTTCACCATCATATGATCCGTTAAGATCAAGTTTTCTATCTGTAATGTTTAATGGTGTATTTAAATAAGACGGAATTGATGATGATGCTACTAATGTATCTCCATTAAATTTTGAATAAACATTTTGAACATTAGCGGTATAGTTTTCAACATATCGATAGCTATCTAAACTCACAGTATCAATTTTTGGTTTTATAATATCTCTTCTTGCATCAAATGTACTACCAGTTAACTCTCCAGTTCCTTGTATAGTTACAATATTAGATGATCCAATATCAATAACAGTTCCTTGCTTTCCAACACCATCAGATTGAATGATAGTTACTTTATCACCCATCCTAAAGTTGTTATCGGCAACAGTAGTCAATCTGTAAGTAAAATCAGATGAGTCGAGAAGAAAAACTGATTCTACTTGATATGTTGGACTGATATTAGTTTGCCAAGAAATATTTTTAAATGCAGTGGTTGTAATACCAAGGGATTTTACTTTAATTTTATCACTATCTGTGTAATAAAGGCTGTCATCAGAAATATAATTTTCATCAAGAACATTTCTAATTCTAACTTCTATCTTGGAGGTAGTAGCGATGCCCACTGAAAGTGCATTTGTTGAAGCCACAGAAACAACATCCTTACCCTTGAATCCATAGGCATTTACAAAAAGATTAATATCAGTTCCACTTGAGATGTTGACATTGGTGCCAAAAACTGTTGTATTAGCTAAACCAACTTCTGTAAATTGATTATCAGTTTTTGATCTATAAGTTAAAATACCACTCTGCCCATCAACATAAAGTTCTCCTTTATCAGGAAATCCAAGAGTTGAATCAACGTCAATGATCGAAGAACCAGATGCAACTACTATGGTATTTTTTGTTTTAGGATGTGCTACAAAATCTCCATATTGTGTGCCTCCAGTTAAATCAATATCTTTACTATAATCAAAATCGACACTAAGTTGATAATATTCTTTGCCTGATCTCAGTAACTTTTGAACATCGATGATAGTTGCAAAAGATTGGCTAATTCCATATTGAGGATATGCATCTTGATATAATGTTTGATTTTCAAGCAAAGTTGGATCACCAACCACAGACTCGACAACAATGTCTTTTGTTTTTCTATATTGTGCGTCAGAAGGCCTAAACAGAAATTCTTTTGGTTTGATTACTTCTACTTTTTCTCCATATAATGAAGAAAACAATATTTTAAAAGATTCGTCGGTGCCTTTTGAAGTGTAAAAATCTTTAGATCTTGATAAGAAAAGTCTTTTATTAATCGAAGAATCAAGATCTCTATTCTCAAATCCAGGACTGATTTGTGTTTTAAGTTTTTCTAAAAATTCTTTAAGTAATAAATTACTAAGATTAACTATCTTAGTGCCTTGAATGTGAGAGGTTGAATCAGAACTGGAAAAAGTTAACTGATCATTTTCGGAGGTGAAATTTGTTACTCCACTAAATCCTCTTATACATCCTTCAAATGATGAAAAGGTTCTAGACGTATATAAAATTATCTCATTATCAATTTGAATAAGTCCATATCTCTCCGGAAATCCATAAGTTCCAAGGGTTTGCTCACGCTGAATGTCATTGAGTGAGCGCCCAGTGCGCTCCACAGAAGATATGTCTATCCGCGCTGATATTGATGTTGCATCAAATTCTATGTCAGATTCTAATATTGCGCTTTCGGTACTATCAAGTAAAGTCTCTAATTTAAGATATTCATCAATGTTCTGAATGACATCAGATGGGGCAGTAGGATATTCTTGAGAAATATAATATTGTCTTAAAAATTCACCAACCAAAGGAAAATCGTCCCTTACAAATGCAGGTAATTGATATTCAATTATGTCCTGAATTTGTACTCGCTGTAAATCGGTTGATATCATCTTACGTCTTTAGTATGAATAAGTTGGGGTGGAAGTGGAAGATGTGGTGGTGGAGGTAGAAGATGTAGTGGTGGAGGTAGAAGATGTAGTTGTAACGTTTGAAGTTGTACTTTGTGTTTGAGTTGTGCTTTGTGATTGAGTATCAATTACTTTCGTGTCAACTGTTCCACGGACTAAACTTCCATTTGCGAAACTCGAAGAAACAATATAATTTGAACCTGATATATCATAACCAGAAGATATTCTATCATTGATAGAATTTATCGTTACGTTATTAGTATCTAGTCGCACATAAAGATCCTGTAATCCAATAACATCATTTGAGTAAGGAACGGCTGAAATTTCAATTAGTGGAAACTCTCTGTTAATTTGGGTGGAAATAATATTAATTGGGTTAAGTTTGATTTCTCCTTTCAAATAATCAACTGTTCCTATATTTCTTCTCACAACAGTCAATTCAGTTGCCGATCTTAATCTTACTAAATCAATTGTTCCTGTCTCTAAATTATCATTTGCTTTATCCACCAAATAAACCATACCCGAAATACCACTCACTTGAAATCCTGAAGATTTGATATTATATCCAATCTTACCATTATGAGTTCCATGTCCATGATTTACAATGTGAAATCTATTTCCAAAACAAATCTCATATTCAGCAAAAGCATTGAGAGCAGCTCTCAAGTCTCTTCTCATTTGAATGGTTGTAATATTAGAGGTAATAGCTTTATTACTATTATCAATTATATTTAAAAACTTACTATACTTAAATCGAGCACCAAACTTGTTTAATTCGGTAGATGATGCATATTGATTGATATTATTTGAAACCTGTGATGTTACTTGATTTCCATTACCAACATTATTTGAATTATAATAA